CAAAGTTATTTTTTCGGATAGAAAAAGTTTTAATATAAATGGATGCTGATTATCTTCTATTTTAAAGTTGGAATCAAACTCATCATGAAACTGAGATAAATCATTCTCGATAGTTCTTGTTATAGCTTGCGTCTTTTTTAGCCATTCATTATAAAGTTTATATCCTTCATCAGAGGATATATCACGAACCCAAGCATTAGACTTGTTTAGGATAACAGATAAAATAAGATTATGTGGATCTTTATGTCTGGCAATCTTTTCAAAAAAGAATTTATCTTTTCTTTTTTCAAACGAGTCTTTTTTGGCAACCACCTTACCATTATACTTGTGATAGTCATATGACTCGGTTGTAAAGTGTCTCTTTAGAGCTAGATAATCTATATAAGCTTCATACGGCGTCATACTGGTAATGTAGCGGTCTTCTTGATGATGTTTAGTGCTTCTGCTTCTGCTTGAACCTTTGAGCGTAGGTTGATATTATTCTTGACCATAACTGCAGCATATTCTACTTCAACTTTATTGGCTTCACACCAGAGAATGATTGCATCAATATAATCCATCTTTTTCTCTGCAATCATATCTTCAATTTCTACATTAAAGTTATGGATTTTTTCTAGAATCATCGGGTGAGTTCTCCTCAGTTGGAAACCAACATTTTTTAGTTTTATTAATAAAAAATTGAGTACCGAAAAATAATAGAATACATTGAAGAAAACCAACAAATCCTGCTAATGGTTGCATGAGTAAAGACATTAGAGGAAATGTAAAGTATAGACTAATGGTGAACCAGAGAGCACCTAGTGTGATATCACGTTGTGGTTTAGTTTTCATGCCCATAGACATTCATAATACTTTGCAAATAGCATTCGCCCATTATCCATCCTTTTTCTATGTTTTTCAATACCTTCACGATCTACTTCAAATGTATGAGCAGGTCCATGAACAAGTTTAGAGAAACCATTTTCCATTTTTTCAAACTGGATATCTGACTCACCGGAGTAATATTGATCTTCCCACTCAGAAGAGTGTTGCTCGAAAGTCCAGATCATTTCGTCAAGAACCCAATCCCACCGCTTGAAATGATTTTCATCAGTCATACCGCAGTTCTTTTCTTCTTCTGTCAGAGGTGGTGCCGATGTAGAGCGTAATTCCTCTGGAACATCCTCATCATCTACATTTGGTGCACCCATTTTGTTTTCTTTAAGTTGTTTTAAAACAGGTGTAATAATCATAGCAAGAGTATGATCGGCACTCCAAGTATCATAGGAATCAACTTTTACTGAAATCCTTCGTTCTTGTCTGGCATTATACCAACCACAGAATCGGATCAACCATTTAAGTTTTGATAGACGTTCACCCAGTGCATGAATATCATCTGAATCCTTGTGGAGTTCACCAGGACTTTCTTGATTAAGTTTATTCTTGTCTTTCCAGAACAGAATCTTTTCTGCAATCTGGAAAGGACCAATATAGTTGGTATATGGTCCGATCTTGACCTTCATAGTTCACCTTTATATATTATAAACTCATTATATACCATATACCACAAAAGTCAAGGTATATTTATTGAACTCGGAATACTGAGTATCTCACGTTAAAGTTGCCAATAGGCTTATGTACTGAAGCATATTGTACTTTACCGTCTCTAATATCAATCACATCAAATACTTGAGCTTTCTCCATAGTACCCCACGGTGCTTTGACCATGGTGGTTTTACCCAGTGGTGGGTCTAGTGGAGTCTTTTTTACCTGTTCAATCATGATACCCTCATTAGAATGACATTTTCACTTACACGGTTTTGTAGCACTGGGAACTCTTTAATTTCCGATAGGACTTTATTAATGACTCTCTTACCACCAGTCAGAATAGTCTCAATGGTTGCCTTGACTTTTTTGGAACTGATCTTGTATGTCTTGGTTTTGGTTTCATCATACTTGGTAATAGTCATACGGTCAACATCTAGACCACCACGATCAATAGCATAGAACACAGTAAGTGTGTTATACTTCACATTGAATGTCCAGAACTCTTGGCAACCTAGAATCTTTTCTGGATTGACAGATACCAGTTTATGGTCCTTGCTTTCCTTAAGATACTTGAAGTGCTTTAGCTTCTTTTCAGAAGTCATGGGCTTTGGTGCCCTCTGCTGCTTCTGCTTTTTGACATTACCAGCATAGCGCTCACAATCTTCTAGAATAGACTTGTAGAATGCAGCACGTTGCTTGATCTGTTCCTTAGTAAGATGATTGTATCCTTCTTTCAGTTGAGAATCACAGTCTTTCTTAAAAAGTTCTTGAGCCTCATCTGAGATAGGCTTGAAGTACTCTGCAACCTTTGAAGAGAGTGTTGGTGGAATCTCATGCTTCTGAAGCATATCATACATGGACAGAGTATAACCCTCACGATCAATTTCTTCGTCAAAGAGACCAATGAAGTTTGAGACCTTTTCCTTGATCCTATCTTGAATATTAATGACCTTTTTAGGTTCAGACTTTTCCTCTTGTTCCGAGGAATGGTTTAGCATCTCAGTTAGTTTGAGGTTCATATGGTTATATGAACGCTTAGTAAGAGGGACACCACGGGAAAGCATACGGGCAATCCATCCGGCATGCTCAATAAACTTGTTATCTGGTACAGATTTAAGTTTCTTAAGGTCCTCTAGTCGATTAGTATTCTTTAGATAAGTTTCTAGATATTCTCGTGCATCAGACCTGGAACACATATAGTTATACCAGGATAAAGCAGAACTATATTGCTGATCAGTTAACTGCTTATTAGAAGGAAAGATCGGTTCTTCACCCATGTACTTGAGATTAATCAGATACTGCTCTGTACGAGTGGTCTTAACCTTGACAGGCTTCTTGACTTTCAGAGACTTAGGTGTTGCTGCTGCACGAGCCATTTTATATAGTATCCTTAACTGCTTCTATGGTAAGTTGATTATAGTTAGTTTTAACCCAAACTAGGTTTGAAAGAGAACTATATATGTGGTGGCAAAAATCCGAATCTGTTCTTTTGACTATTTTATCAAAATAACTAGATTTTACTGATTGAAGTTTACGTTCTACATAAGTCATATCACCATTCTTTGGTTATGTCAACTACAATCTTTGTTTTTTACATTCAAAAATCAGAGGATCACGAATATTTAAAATAATAATATTAAATAATTTAACAAAAGTACTAGATTTAATCTCTAAGGTAGAATCCATATACGTTTCTATAATATCATCAGAAGCAAATCTACATCTATCATTGATTAAGTGGGAAACATGTTTATATTTCATTGTAGACTTGATCCAAGACTTGATTCCAGACTTGATTCCAGACTTGATTCATACTCATTCCTCAGGATGAAGCTGAATCACATTATCACTTTCAATATCCTTGGATTCAACTAGACCAGTAAACTCTAGATGCCCATCAAACTCATAACCAAGACTCTTAAGCATTACTTCTACTTTTTCTAGAATAGAGTAATAAGTTACTTCATCAGAAATGGTAAATGTATGATGATATCTTTCACCTGCTATATCACTATTTGGATCTTCATTCTCATTATAGCGATTATAAGCTAGTGTGATTTGAATATTATCCATTTTTATTCCTCATATTTAGTTCAATCATATTAAATGTATCCCATATATTATCGTATAACTCAAATGTGATAGGAACATCTAGACGCATTTTTATAAGATTCTCTAAATCATTATAAATCTTCTTTTTTATAAGCATATCATTCATAGAATAAACAGCATAACTTATTTCACGACGAACTGGTTTCATAGACTTGATCCCAGACTTGATCCCAGACTTGATCCCAGACTTGATTATAGACTTGATTCCTGACTTGATTCCTGACTTGATCATAGACTTGATCATAGACTTGATCATAGACTTGATTCCTGAGTTGATTCGAGACTTGATCCCTGACTTGAATCCTGACTTGATTCATAAGAGTAGTCCGGACTTTTTAGGTCCGGACCTCAAGTGTCTTAAGAAGATCTGGATCAATATCGTAGGTCCAGGCGTTAGCGCTGAGCGCCGTCTGCATATCAGGTGGTACCGGCAGTGCAAAAGTTCGACCGGTACCGCAAAGTACCTTGAGGAACTTCTCCCGACCAATGTCAGGAATATCAACCTCCAGAAGAGTACCGATCTGAGGATCCTCATCCTGGTCAATCACAGTGGCATTAAGTTCATCAAGGATATGAACCCAACCAAGGATTTCACAAGCGGCTCGACGCTGCTCCATGTTTTCCCAGGTCAGTGCCATCTTAGCAGTCAGACTGGACTTGTTTTCAATCCATTCCGAAGGAACACGGACACCGTGCCAAGCATAGACGGCAAACCCATCAGCATAGAGAATGGCAGGACCAGTCTCGGAATGCAGTCGGTTGTCCTCATCCATCTTGATGTGGACTGGGCGATCCTGCACCACCGCTAGAGTATCATAGCAGGAAACCCAACCACAAGTCTTGGCAACAGCCCAGAGACCATCAAGCTTACCTTCAAGGTCAATACCAACTTCATTCTGCATGAAGTCATAGAAGGAAAGCCATGCGGCCTCATGAGAACCATACACACAGCTCTCAGTCACGGACCGATCGCCAAGGATCTTCTTGGCATGAAGTGGACCATTGGCAAACACGATCTTATCAGGTGCGCTAAGACCACCGCACTTATACAGAAGCTTTACAGCCTCTTCAGCCTGTGTAGGATCAACACGGTCGGTGGACAGACCGATCTT